AGTTTTAGTCGCAAAATCAAGCCATAGTTTGAGGTCGCCCATAACTTCATCAACTTTTTTTGTTAAATCGTCATAATTCATCTACAATGACCTCCTTTCGTATCTCATCTATTGCTTCTTGATTCAAAGGGTTAATATTTCTTTCAATTTGTACTTCATTTACCAGATGATTGATCAAAATATCTGCCAAATAAGCCGGAAATGACTCAATTTCCATAGAACGTATTTTATAGTCATGATATATATTGTGATCATCACGCAAAGGACAGATAAAATCTTTCTTTAAAGGGTTGAAGATGTTTTTTTGAGTATTATCTCTTGGTTTTATGTCTGAGAGTGTCATATATTGACTTTTATATTATACAGGCCTTAGCGTTGACTACACAAAGCCACGGACTATGTTGCAGTTACGTTTCCGTCTGCAGAAAGTGGAATGAATCCACAGAAAAAGTCCATAGCTCCTGTAGTTGGGTTGGTCGAAGAAGTAAATCTATACTCAATGTCAGTTTCAATACTTCCAGTTTTTTGAGTGATAATAGAACCTGAAAAAATATTAACACCCGCTGTTGCTGGTTGTAATACTGCCCCCGCTGCTGAAGACTTAAAAGAAGCTGCTGTTGCTGCTAAAACATCTGCAATAATCATTGATCCTACAGGTGCGGCATCCATTGTCGGTCCTGTGGCACTTGTAATCTGAACTTGGGCCGTTTGATCGTTTATTCTGAAAGCTCCAACTCTGTGATTTCCCGCTAATACTGTAGTTACTATTCCATACAAGGCATTAACTAAAACTGTACCAGTAATACTGAATATAGGAACAACTAAAGTACCCGTACTAGAGAATGTGTAGGATTTCTTAACCAGAAGTCCGTTCTGAGTAATAGGTACTCGGTTGGCATCCCTCCAAAACGATTGAGTTGTAGTCGGCATATCTAATTATACCACGGCCTCTTTACTCTCTTTAATTGGGTCTTTTACACTTATCTCTTCTGATTCTTTTGGTGTGAGTTTCTCCTCTTTGAGAGCATCTTTAGCCTGGACTGTAACATTTCTGAATCCTCCGGCATCTGAATATATCTTTTTAAGTAGAATAATTAAGTCTTGGAAGTAACTAAGGGCTTTGGGATTAAAAGGGGCTGAGGTTTCTGTAATCTTAAATAGCATCTCGCCATTCTCATCAAATCCACACTCACCCACTAAACGGTTCTCTCCGTTCTTTCCAACTAGAAACTTAAAAGTATATTTATAAGGATCCATTAGCTAATTATAGCACCTTACATTAAGGTCTGAAGGAAACTGACCCAAGTATTAGCTGCTGAACAATAACTGGTAACCATCATCCATTTTCCGGTTGTAACTGCTGCTGTACCGCCAACTAAAGTGTGATCTGTAGCGGGCGTAATAGTAGCTGTCTGATTGCCTCTATTGTAATAGAGCCATTTTACTGTTGATCCAATTGCTACTCCAGTTATACCTGCTGACATAGCCGTCCCGGTAGGAACTGTGACTGTTCCAGCACCTGTTTTTGAATTATGTGTGACTATTCCACCGATAATTTGAGCAATTGTTGGGGTCGCATTTTGTGCATCAACATCTGTGACTGTCTGTTGAAATACAGGATTAGGAATAGCAACCTGTCCTGAAGCAGTAATGGTAGTAGCGGTAACTGCACCCGATACAGCCCCAGAAACTCCACCCGTTGCCGTGATGGCTCCTGTAACTGCTAGAGTAGATGCCATAGTTACAGCCTTACCAAAAGTAAAACCGTTTTGTTTTATCTCACTATTTATTTGATCTTCTGCGTTTATTGCCATGTTTATAAATTAAAAAACCTCAACCTCTTTTCCTAGTGAGGTGAGGTTAATCCCTCTAACAAAATTAGAATTAGTCAATACACAACTGTACTTGTACAACTTTGCCAGAACTTAGTGCTGACATTGCTCTACCTACAGTGTTAGATTTTCCTGTTCCTGCTACGTTAACTCCAACTGATCCTGCTGTTGCACCTGGAACTCCGACATCGCTTCCAACTGCTCCAGTTGAGTTGTCTGAAAGTACGGCTGCGACACCTTTTGTCTGTAACCATCCATATTCACCGGAAGTTACTGCATAAAGTCCAACCCCAACTACTGTTCCCGTTAATGTCGTAGGACATTTGACTACTCCGCTCCAAGGACTTCTCCTAAGAGTTACCTTAGAGGCGGCTGCTGTAATGGCCGTTCTAAGAGGTCTGTCAAGGTAAACTGTTAATGCTGATCCATTAGTAGCTGTTGAGTGTCCAACTATTGTATATTCATCACCAAGTCCTGGCGTAACTGCTACTGCAAAAGATCCACCATCAAATTGATTTGCAGTAACTGCTGTAGTTCCGTTTGTAAGAACTACTGATTCTTGACCTGCTGCTACATTGGCTGCAACTGCCATTTCCGTAAACTGAGTATCAACTACTGAACTCTGATAAATATCTCCAACTACTCCAGTTTCTCCAAAAAGAGCCAACCTGTAAGCTTTGCCGTTTGATCCCCAAGCTAAATCTCCAAGTTCAAACCCTGAAGGCTTGACACTATTCGAGCTATAAAGATCGTTTGCTGTTATAAATTTAGGTCCTGTTATATTTGCCATAGTTTTTTATACTCCTGTAAATCCTGTTCCTCTTCCGTTTCTGCGTGGTTCCCAAGTCATCATCTGTCCAATTACGTAGAATCTTCCGATTGTGCCAGCTTGGTTAGGTAGAACCATACTCTTTTGGTAGAACCATCCGTTATATTCTGAAGGTAAGTCAAGTGAGTCTGCACCGACACCTTCATATGCTTTCATGGTTTCTCTACAAAAGGTTTCAAGTCATCCGGTACTATTGATCTGCCGTACCATCCGAAAGAGTCTTCATTAAGGAAGTACATATATCCTGCTGTACAAAAGTCATCTGCGATTATTGGTTTGCCTCTATATTCAAGGCTCATAAATCCTGCACCATTTTGAGCTTTGTCTCCACGATTTACTGTCATTGATCTAATTCCAAGTTGAGGATAACCAAGTGCGTCATACTGAGAGCGAACATTTGGCTGTAAGAGTTGTTCGTAAAGAGAGAAGCCTGTCTTTGTGGTAACTCCAATTCCTGTGGTTGCACTAATTAAAGAAGCTGCTCTTGTAGCATCATCCAAAGTTGCCATCTTAGCTAAGGTTAAGTTTGTTGCCCAGCTCGTATCAGTTGCATTAAGCATTGAATAAGTTGAACGTGCTTGACCTCCGATTGTTCCTGAGTCATCTACTATGATTCCAAGACCATTTGGCCTGTTGGCTGTTCCATCTGCATAAACTGCTGAACCCAACTTCTGAAGAGCCTCTGCGGCTGCTTTCTCATACTTAAAGACATCAAGGTCAATTGTTGCGGTTGCACCTGTATTAGCAAAGCTTTCAAGCATGATACCAACTTTAGGTTGAGTAAATGCTGTCTGTGCGTAAGAAAGAGTAATAGTTGAATTGACTGCTGAGGAGTTAAGGGTTTCAAGTCCTACAAAGAACTCACCTTGAGTATCTTGGACTACATCAACTGTGAAATCCATCGTCTTGCCGACAAAAGGAGAACCCTTAGATAAAATCCTTGAATAAAGAGTTGGAGCATTTAAAATCTGATCAACAACCTTAGCATGGAGTTTCCTCTCATTAAAGTTGTCTACTCTATTTCCGTATGTATTGCCGTCGTAGCTCGTAGTAGTAAAGTTTTCTAAAGAAAACAAAAAAAACTCCGCTTGCTCAGCGAAGTTATATACTTCTTTTTGCTTTCTACAAATATTCTACCACATCTTGTCAAGAAATCCAGTATTTAGCCTCATAAGTTACTTACCACCGATCTTGGGAAGATGAAAAGCTGACCAGGGTTTCCTTACATCTTTGACATAATCTATCTCTTGTTCGTCACCTTCTCCTGCTGGACTTCCATGACCCATTGATACGGGTGCGTCTTCACCTGCCGGTTGAGCATTAGGTTTAGTCCAATAACCATACTTAATTCTCATTAAGGACATAATAGGTGGTTTACCTTCTTCTTTACGTTGAATATTAACATCCATCATCTTTTGGAATAACGACTTTCTTTCAACTACACCTTGATCGTTTGGATTAGTTTTGTCTTTAATAGGAGTAAGTTCACCTTTATCATATAGCTCTTGTAACTCTTCATCTATAGTAGCGTTAAATCTCTTAGTTAACTCTTCTGTGGCTTTCTTTTCGGTTTCTTTTTGTTCGTCTGCAACTCTTTGAGATTCTTCTTGATCGTGTTTAAGATCGGCTTTGGCTTGTTCTTGAATAAACTTAGATACTTCTACCCAGTTGGGTTCTCGACCTTTTTCAGCTTTAGTCTTCTCAAAGAATACTTCATAGGGATCTTTGGGTTCTTCCTTTACTTCTTCTTTATTAGCTTCCTTAATTTCTTCGGCTATTTCCTTAGCCATCTCTTTAGGATCAACCTCAACTTCCTCTTCTTTTTCCTCTGGCTTTTCTTCCTCTTCAAGTTTCTTCTCCTCTGGTTTCTCTTCTTCTTTCTTCTCTTCGGGGATTTCTTTATTCTCGGCTATTTCTTTGATGGGTTGTTTGTGGAGTTCTTCATACGAGAAATCATCCTTCTCTTCTACCTTTTCTTCAACAGGAGCTTCAACTACTGGTTCAATAGGTTTTTCATCTTGGAGATTGGCCTTATCAGGATCCATATATCTTAGTATATCACGGCGGTCAACAATCTAGGCACTATTATAGTATTCCATTACTAGGACTGGCCTGAACATTTAAGGGTGGTTGGGCTGGTGTTGCACTGGTATCAGTTACTGTAGGCCCTTGTGGTGCTGGTTGAGCTGTCTCTTGTCCTTGTACAGGTGCTGCCGCCAAAGCTCCTGCCATAGCTTGAGTGTTATCCATTTTAAGTACATATTTAGCATAGAAACCTGCTGGGTCAGTGACCATCATCATTCCCCTTTCGGTTCTACCCTCTGGATCGTTCATATCCATATCCTTAAAGAAGTCCACAGGGTTAGTGTAGGGTGGACCCAACTTAGCCGTCTCAAGAGCGTTACGTTGAGCCTTTAGTTTATCAGTAGAGCTTGATTTAGTTACAACCTCCATACCATCTGAAATCATATCCCTTCTTAGTTTAAGAAATGTGGAACTACCACTGGCCCCTAAAATTTGCTTCATGTGTTCTTCTGTATATCTTAATTTGATAAATTGCATCTGCCAGTCAGCCATCCATTCACAAGCGGCATTAATGGTCTCTTCAACTAGGTCATCAGTTGTAGTAAAGTCTGCCTCCCTACCGATCTGATTTGTAGTGGCCACATCACTTTGTAAATCTCCCCGGATAGCTGATGCGTGGGCTACAGCATACATATCACTCTTTAAGTCCTGACGGGATTTGTACTCAGAAGCATCCGGGCGTTCTGGGTCGATATTCTTGTGAACCTTGCTTAAATCTCCTTCAACCAAAGCATCTAGTTTGGGATTCTCCATATCCATCTTCTGAATATCCCCACTCTTGAGTCCCGATTCTTTAGACCAGAAGTGCTTAACTCTTTGTTTAAGCTTTTCGATTATTCTCTTACTTATATCGTCTAAGTTTTCCTGATTACGGATATTCTGCTCTATACGAGAAGTCTCGTCATATGGAATCTCACCCCATTGATCATAACCAAAGAAGAAGTAAGGTTTACGTGGTTTGTCAAAATAGTTGTGATATATTTTCTCTTTTTGAATACCCTGATAGTTTCCCGTCATCATCATCATTAACATCTCTTCGGGCTTTAGTTCACGCTTTGCCTCAGGGTCTTGAGGGTTGTCCTTTATATAGTATGAGTCTTCACCTACATAATCAAAGTTAGGATTAAGCATTTTATCCAAAATTACATTTTTATACTTCCAGATAGTGCCTTCTACTTTTTCCCATTTAACACCTGGCTCAGAAACTGTGAGTGTGGGATCTTTAACTGAATCTTTAGTGTCTTTCTTCTTGTACCATGTAAACCAGACCTCTTGAGCATTGACCTCGGTGGCTAAGTCCTTCCATGTTTCCTTGTCATCTAAGTTGACTCCATCTTTCTTTAGTTCTTCTTTCAACTCGGCTATCTTGGCGGGGAAACGCATAAACAACCCTTGTACGGTAGTTGGGAATGTCTCAATAATAATTTCCATTTCATCAGCATCGTTAGTTTTAGCGTGATGATCAAGAACTATAAAATTAGGGTGAACATTTATAAACTTAAAGTCCCCATTCTTTCCTATGCTCGGATCCCAAACTGCCTTAATACCTGCTGTAAAGTAAGCAGGTAAGTGCTTGAAACCTAGTGCTAACGCCTTACGAATCTGTCTCTTTTTATTAGTGTCATTGATCGCAATGGTTAAATCGTCAGCCGTTTTTTGTTTTTCTGGATCTTCACTACCAGGTAGAACTATCATGTCCGGTAAATGACTCATAGCCAGAGGTTTAAGTGAAGTCTCTATCTCATATAGTACGTTATTAAGTGATCTAGCTTCATAATTCTTTAATTCATTTTTCTTTTCTTTATCGTCTAACTGTCTACCCATTAAAAAGGTCTTATTCTTTTTTCTACGGGCTGTTAAGTTGTAGTTCTTTTCGTAAAAAGAATCATTGCTTTCTTTACTCTGATCTATTATCTTGACCAACTCATCATCATCAATATCAAGAAATAACGGGTCAGCATTTTCAACTATACCCTCTTCAGGCACACTAAGACTCGTAATTTGCTGTTGCTCATCCATTGAGTTTGGACCAATAAAGTTTTCAGTCATACTTAAATTATAGCATTGTAACTACTAGATACTTGATTTTGCATTTCGGGCATTGATGAATAACTGGTGGTAATTTACTGGGAACCATTCCTGGAGTAATCGAGATTAACTTACCCGAGAACTGGAATATAGGTGTCGTACAAATAGGACAATGCCACAACATAAGTCCTTCAGGTGAATCGTTCTGAATTATATTGGGGTTATATTCCAGGGTTACAGATGTGACATCTACATCAGTTAGAATACCTTTTATTCTGAAGCGCATATACTTAATTATATCAGGTCAATTATGGATAACCCCTCCCAATCCTCCCTCATTGGTTTGATTATGGGGATCTTCAAATCCTGTTATATCTATACTGACTTGTTTAGTACCGACAAACTCAGCAGTTCTTGATATAGTAGTAGTGGGTGAGGTGTGCATTATTCCACCAACTTTAGCATCTATCCATTTTAAGTGTTTAAACTGATACCTCTGATCATCAGGTGCGTGGTCTTCACCCGACTGGTCTACATCCTCTACCTTGTTCTCATCATGTACCAAAGCCGGTAGCGTACGAATCAAGTTGTGACAGTTCTCAGTTATCTGCCAGTAAGGTAGCCCATCTGGTGCTATTGAAAGCCAGTTGTGCATATTCTCCCAACCTCCTATTCTTTCTTTACTGGCGGGTTTTAATAGTGTTCTATATCCCTCATCACATTCTACAAACTGATCAAATATAGATTTACTTGTATCTAACTGAGGGTTATAGATTTGGTTATCACACCTGATCCATGAAACATCTTTTAGAGTTAAGTTGAAATTATCCAGTTCGGTCTTGATTATCTCTCCCCACTCTCTAGGCATTTTGTCCGTTCCGTATACTTCAGCAAATGTAGTGGCTCTAAAAAACTTCTTTCCCTCAAACTCTACTGCCTTAATCTCTGTGAAGTGTGTTGAGAACGGATCGGTCCTACCCCAGTCTAACCCGCCTACTAAGACATTACTCTTAAACGGAAAATAGTATTTGATGACGTGCTTACTCAGATTAAACTCCTTGAAGAATTGTCCGGCAAAGGTGTCCCAGTCTCCCATACGCCACGCTTTCCACAGTTCTACATCAGTTCCTTTAAGTGCGTCTAACTGTCTGACATAAGCGGGGTCGTTTTCAGTAAGTGAGGGATTGTCATCAATGGTTGCGGGGATATAAATTCTGCTCTGTCCGCTTATAGGGTCCAGGTAAGGTGTATTGGGAGGTGCTACATCAACAAATCTTCCCTTGACCCATCCATGTCCTATTCCACCTGGATTTGTAGTATTAAATACTTGAGGTACCAGCTCTTTAATAGTTGAACGGCAGGAGGCTATCAACTGTAAATAGCGTTTCTCAGTAGGTATCTGAGTCAACTCTTCAACTAATATTCTATGGAACTCCTGACCCTGATATTTAGTGTAGGCTTGATCGTCTTTTAAGTGACCTGTCCTGATTATCGCCCCCGATGGAAATGTAATAATAGGTGGACGATAAGCAATATTAGCACCCAAGCCCCGATAGAAGCGAGAAGCCCTATCAACCCAATCACTAAGGTCATCGGCGTTTTTGCGGATAACAAGAGCACGAAAACGAGGATTGTCGATGTAATCTGTGAGCCATACAAGACCAGCGTCAGTCTTTCCACCTCCTCTAGCACCTCCGTACAAGATTTCAAATTCGATTCGTTTGAGTGCTTCTTCTTGTTTTGGGTGTGGTTTCCATGCGTTCTCATTTTGCATTCTTTTCAGGCTTATATATATGTAAGTATTGGTCTAGTACATCTGGGGGTATGTCAGCGTTGGGTTGAACCGGCATGCCATCCATCCTATTTATAATCTCACGTATAGCTTGTAAATCTCCTTCTGAAGCCATCTTAACCAATCTTTTAACTACTAACTTCTTAACCTCTAATTCTTCCCCTGCTGTATTCTTTACTGTTTCATTAACGGCGTCTTCAATTAACTCATTCCAAGCCCACCCACGCTTGGGTCTACCATTTCGGTTTATATTCTCAGGATGACTAGCAAATCCTTTCGTACTATTGCTGTCTATTGTTTTACTATTGGTGTTGTCGTCTGCCATTCGTCCTCCTTTCCTATAAATTTAGCATAGCGTTTTCTTATAACGTCACAATATTTGGGGTCTATCTCCATCATGTAACAGGTTCTATTGGTTTGTTCACAAGCTATTAAGGTAGAGCCTGAGCCACCGAATAGGTCAAGGATTGTATTATCCTGTTTACTAAACTTACTTATAAACCATGAACAAACTTTAATTGGTTTCTGGGTCGGATGTACACGATTACTTCTTTCCTCTGTATCTCCTGAGAATAATGAGTTATTAACTCTCACAATTTCCCTTTTATGTTTTTGCTTACTCCAGCACAACTCAAAAGCACTCCCAATCATTGCATCATACTTTTCTTCCACTCTTTTATCCCACACGAACCAACTGCCACTTTTTGGTAATTCATCTGCGTAGTAATCTCCACCCCACCAAAATTGTTCTTTGGCTTCTAGTCCATCGAACTGTAAAAAATTGAAGTCTTTATTATCCCCAATAATCTTTTTATACACGTGTGGTTTACTTTTGTCATCTGGTAACTTGCTGTAGTCCGTATCCAAATCCATCCCGTATGGAGGGTCAGTAAACACCATATCCGCTTTCTTCCCATCCATCAGTTTTTCAACATCTTCAATCTTCGTACTATCCCCACACATCAGTCTATGTCTACCTAATTGATACACCTCACCCAACTTTGATATAGCAGGTTCATCGGATACTTCAGGTGCTTCGTCTTCTTCTACATCTTGTTCAATCTTTAAATCTTTCTCATCAAATCCCCACTCCAATAAGTCTTTAATCTCAAAGTTGTTGCCGAGTATATCCCAGTCCCATTCACCAAATGGTAGATTGTCTTTGATAATAAACTGCTTTTTTTCCTTTTCAGTCAGGTCTTTGGCTTGTTTGACCCAATTATCGGGTATTTCCTCAAAACCGGCCTCACGTAGTGCATTGTAACGCATATTTCCGCCTAAGATGGTCATTGTATCGTCTACAATAATAGGCCGGAGAGCCATCATTTTTGGGAAGTCTTTTATCGAGGCCACAAGTTTCTTAAACTTTTCATCCTTAATTATGCGGGGATTATCGGGGTTGATTTTAATTTCATTTATATTCATTGTTTTGGTACTATCTCACTAAAAGTCTTAGACATCTCTTCCTTCTCTGCTTGTACTAACGGGTTATTCCAGTCATCTACTTGCTGGGCTGTGGGTGCTGACACCGCTCCCAAGTCATGTTTTATCGGAAGGTTCTGTATCAATCTCTTAACTTGCTTTTGGGTTTCTTCGGGAATGATTGAACTACCTTTACCCATTACATATCCTAAGTAAATTCCTACTCCCATTATTAAAGCACCAAAGATAAATTCAATCATCTTGATAAAATAC